CGGATAGATGTCTGAATTAGTGGTGCTGTAATTACTGGGCGAGCAGCTTCTACTGTAGGAGTAGCAGCCTCTGCCTTTGCTTCTTGTGGCGCTGTTGCTAAATCTTCCACAGGAGCCTCGCTTTCTTTTGGTTGATTAGTGTCCTCTGCTTCGCTTTCGCTAGCAGCAACTTTAGTTACTTGCGCAGCGCTAAACGCTGGGCTTTCAACAAGGCTTACCTCTTTAAGGGTTGCACTTGTTACATATAGATAATCTTTTTTCTGGATTGACTTGTTCACATCTACTCCAACAGATAAGCCATCGATTAACTGCTCACCTGCAAGTATCAGGGCATCTTGGCCTTGCATTGATGCGCTAATTTTGAATGATGCGTATATGCCATCTTCTGCTTGGTTAAATTTTTGCATCCTGCCGATAGGGCGCTCTGGGCTGTGCTGCATAAGCATCTTGACCTTGCCTGGATCACCGATCTCGATAGAGCCTTTAGCAAAAACCACTTTACCTACTGAGGTATTGCCTACTTCTTCAAATGGCACGATCTTGCCAGCAATAACTCTGCGCTCATTGTCGGCGCTCTCTATATGACTACTGAATGTAAGTATCATCTTCTACTTCTTTCCCGTTAGGTGTCATTTGTTCCATTTCTTTGGCATCTTCAACATCAATTAAACCTAAGTTAATCATTTTCTCTAGTGCTTCCAGGCGCTTTATTGTGTCAGCTCTTAAAAACGATTCTTCAATAGCAAACTTAACTACGTGGCCTCTTGGCGTAATATCATCCATTGATAAACGATCTTCAATAGCACAGATAAATGGCTGTAATGAATAAGCAACAAACTCTTTGCGACCATCAATAATGTTTTGATAGGTCATACTGTTATTCATATCTGCTGAAATGTAATAAGCAGGTACGTTCATCGCTCTAGCGATTTGTGTTGCTAGGTATTGTTGGGCTTCGTTATACATCATATCTTTAGGGCTAAAGCCTGTAGTTTCGTAAGACAAAGTAGAAGTTAAATATGCTGTAGATCTATTTAGTCGGCTTTGCTTCCATTGTGCTAATAATCCTGATACTTGCTGCTCTGGTAAATCTGCGCCAGTGTTTTTAATGTAACCAGATGGCATTGGGGTTTGAGCTGATACAGCTGCGGCCTTTTCAATATCTAATGCGCTTTGTATTGTGCGTGCCGCAGTTTGTAATACGCCTTGTGTTAAACCTTGGAATGTGATAAGCGAGCCAATGCCGCTCATTGGTGCGGCAACGCCATCAACAAAATAAGCATCGACTTCTGTACCGAATTTATTAGTAGTAAATGTAACTCGATTGTTAGCGACCCACTCAAATCGTGATGGTCTTAAATCATCTGCATATAATTCTGTTACACGCCAATAAGCAACACCATAAAACAACAAACTATCGACAGTCCAGGATATTGTGACGGATCTAGGTTGCCGATAGTCTGGTTGGTCTATCCAAAGAGGGTTCCCCAACACCTCACCATTAGACTTTTTGTAAAGTTTTAATGGCAGGTATGAAACTACACCAGCTATAAGATTTCTGCAACGGCTAACTGCTGGTACTTGCATCGCATAATTACGATCTAATCCACCAGGAAAATTACCGACACCAGTAGTAAATGAACCATAGCCGTAGGCTGTGTCCATAATGGCAGGGGCGTATTGCGCTTGGACAGATTCCGTTTTTTTATTTATACCCAAAGCAGACAATAAACCCATATAGGTATTTTATACCATAAGTCGGACATTTAGTGCAAGTTAGACAAAGATTTGCGCTGTTTGTTGTGGCTTGGTTAATTGGCTAACCACCATAGCCAGGCTAATTGCCGCCGTGACTTCTCCAGCTGATTTTCTACGGATGATTCTGAAACCAAAATCACTGGTCTTGGCTGCACAGTTATTTAAGTGCTGTACTAAGTCTGCTTGCCCACTATGAACCATTGTGCCTTGTGCCAGGGCGTTTGCAAGATCCGAGCAAGCCTGGTAGAAGCTTTGGCCGCTAATGTCTTGGATTTTCCAGCCTGACAATTCTAATTTAGTGGCAACTGTCTGGGTGGCGTACTTGTCAAAGCAAATAGTAGTCGGATGATACTTACGTGCCCACTCATTTATATCGCTTGCCATCTTCATCTCGTCTATTGCTATATCGCTATACCACAGCTGCGCTAAACCTACGGCTATCTTGCCGTCTTTCATTTGACCCATAACCAAAGCGCCTGATCTTCTAGTAGGTGCAATATCGAATGCCATAATTGTTTGAGGGCCGACAGGTATTTCTAGGGTGCTATCGCTACACGCTTCAATAGATCCATACACCCAGGGGCTGACAGTAGAGTCGATCCACTGGCATAACATCTCAGTCCTTGTAGCTTCTATTGTGTTGGTCGCTACAGATTCTTCTAAAGTTTCTTCTGTAATTAAATAACCAAGTGCAGGGTTAGCCATAGCCCAGGCTTTTCTATCGTGAATTTTGCAGTGCTGTGGTGCTGACCATTCGTAATAGCCTAAAGTGTCAGGTGGATACGATAATGCACGCTCTCTTAAATCATTAAGCACAGTGCTAAACCCATCGCCTGCGTTACTTGTCATAAAGGTCATCGCATTAGGTCTTGCACGTGTTACTGGTAGTGCAGCTGTAAAGGCTTCCTCTGTCCATTCACGAATTTCATCCAAATATAAAAATCCAGCCGACTTACCTCTAGGTGCATCTCTAGTCGCTGCGGCTATTTCATACCTAGCGCCGTTTAATAATGTTATAGATTCTTGCCCATTAGCCAGGCGTATCTGTCTTACTTGATCTTTTAAGAATTGATTGTCTTCGATCATATAAGCGACTTGCCTAAATGTATCAAGTGCCATATTTCGGTTTGATGACATACCTAAAACATTTTTAGTGTCCCATAAGAATAGATGCGCCAGGATTAACATACGTGCTAGGTGAGTCTTGCCATTCTGTCTCGAAATCAACGCTATACCCAGCTTCTTCTTAAAGTTGCCTGTATCGTCGATAGTTAAAAGGTCATCAAGTAGCCAGCGTTGCCAGGGGATCAAGGGCAAGTTAATTTTCTCAGCTAGGTCGGCTACCTCTTGCGCTTTGCTATTACCTTTAAGTAAAGGCGTGTGGATTCTAGGCTCAGTGCTGCCAATTAGCCCGACCCCTCGTGAGGTCTGTTTTATTTCCGTATCATTTTGCATCGAAATCAAGCGTATCAGGTTTATTAAATGGTGAGTCTGGCACTGTTCGGATCGTCTCAGGGAGAGAAGGTTTCAGAAAGACAGGGGGGGTCGCCTTGCTGCTAAAAAAACGCCCACCTTTACTGCTATTACAGCTCTTACACATAGATTGCAAGTTATCAGGTGCCCACATATCCCCACCCTTAACTCTAGGTATGATGTGATCTACTGTGTGTGCTGGTCTATTGCAGATAACGCACTGCCATCCATCTCTGTCAAGTATGGTAATGCGTAGCTTCTTCCACTTACCACTACCGATAGCACGTTCACTCATTAATGCCAGCCCTTACGCTTGAAGTGATCTAATGCATTACACATAGACCCATATCTATTTAAGTTGTACTTAATACCCCACGCTACTTGCTTATACCCATCAACAGTAGCCAGGTACTTAGACCTACCTTGTGGTATGCCATAGTGACTACCATTCTTAGCTTTAGGGTTCCACCTACTCTCACGATGATATAACTCATCTAAGCAATAGAACTCAGTAAATGAATGATTAAGCTGTATAAATGCATATTGCTTGTAATGTGTTGGTTTATTAACAGCAACGGAATTAGTCTTTACAAAGCAAAGATTAACTATGAATAGAGCGATCCCAACTAGCCAGCACCTTGCGAGCTTTCCCTGTCGGGCTCGCCTTGTGGCTTTGTGAGCCACTGCTTCACTAGAGCCTAGCACGTGCTGTCAAATCCATCATTAAAACCGCAGGTCAGACGGCGTGGCGTCATATTGAAGTCCATCCTATGTAATCAGCATTTGGATTAGCTGCTAACCATTCTTGGCGCAATTTGTTTTGTTTAACCCAATCCTCAGCTGTGGCTTCAGGCATTCTTACCCCAGCCGCCACCCTTGAAGATAAGCCCAGGTGCGCTATAAATTCTGTTCATTTGTAAATGACAACGTGGGCAACTCATAGGCGCACTATCATCATCGTATGATCTATGCACAGATCCATAAGTGCCACATTCATTGCAGCTATATTCGTATGTAGGCATTACGTTGCTCCAATCAGTTGACAAGTGTGACAGACCACGGTATTAAACTTCCAACTGCCACACTTATCACATCTGCTTATATCGCTATCTGGTATATCTGTAGCTTCTGCTATGTTTTTAACACCCACGCACCCACAATCCATACACTGATAGGGTCTAAATCCTTCTGGCGTGTCTATCTTGTTTAGCCATAGGAATTCAGTATCTCTATTGCAGCCATTACATTTGAATTTAGTGTGCATTGTGATAAACTCCTTATTGCCTACAGTGACACTGAGTGCAAACCAAGAAATTACCAGAATGTATTAGCCTGTCATCATTACAAGCTACACATAGGTCAATCGATGGCGTGAGGGTTCGCTTATCATCTTCGAGACGTAGAGTGAGCCCATCACGTATAATTTCAACATATCCCATTTATTCACCCCCATCCCAATACCAGGAGCCCGCAGCTGTAAGTTTGTGCCAGCGAGCATCACATTGTTGATCTTTAGGTGCGCTGCATACATAGCCAAAGTAAGGTTTACCAGTTTTGGCTGTGCCCTCTTTGAGTATCATCGCTCCGTGTTTACATTCTTGTTGCTTAGGTGGCAGCGGTATAGCTTCTACTGCATCACCAACTGACCAGACTGTTGGCTCTTTTTTATCTTCTGCAAAAGATGCACGTAACACATTTTCTACAGTCCTAGCTCTTGATCCTGCTGGTGAATAGTTTGTGACTCTTTCCATCTCAGTTCGGCTAGGCCTTGCACCTTTTTTTGAATAGATGTAGTTAGCCAAAGCACGACCGATTGCGCTGCTTTCTGCAAGTTCACAAGCAAACTTATTAAAGCTGCTACCAGTACGGATCTCCGATGCCCAACCAGTCGCAACTGGCACCGCATCAGCTGTAGTTCTGTATAGGCGAGCCACAAACACAAACTCATCTGGATTAGCATTTGGCCGATTAACAAGTTCTGTCTGTATAGACCCGTCTTCATTTTCTTTCCACCACTTCTCTAGTCTTTCTTCTACTGTTTCATATTGACTCAAATCAAATGCCATTAGTCATCCCCCCAGGTAAAATTGATGTCGGCTTCTGCATCAAGGACTGTCTGGTATATCGAAATGTAAGCAAGTGCGTCGATGATCGAGTCACTGTGGCCTGGAGACTCAGTAAGCCTAGAAACCTTGACGAGCGCCATACATAATGCGACTTGACTAGGCGTAATTGGATGGTCGAGATATGCCGACCAGAGATCACTGATCCTTTTATGGTTTGTGTAAGGGTGACCATAGACCGATCCCCTTGTATGCACCAAGTCGACAACATCAGCTAGCAGCTTCTCAGTTTTTGTCATAGTCAAATACCTCATCGGTTTTGATCTTGTTTTGGATCATACGTCGGTGCATATCGAACCCGTCCTTACGGCCCCTCCAGTAATAAGTTTGCTTCATATCATCTATACGCATTAGCACCAGCCAATAAGCCATACTTAAACCAATAAATAAATAAACTGCGATTTCCATAGTCATTTGACGGCCACCAATCTGCGGCAATCTTGGCACTCAAACTCTTTGGCAAATACGCCATTATCTTTGGTGTTACCCCACCAAGTGTGTTTATTACACTCGGCGCACCATAACTCTTTAATCATTTTGTAGCCCAATCTATGACCACATACTTTGTGGCACAGGCATAGTGTTGCACCTGTGTACGACTTTGTAGATTATTTAGGGCTGTTTTATTATAACGATTAGATAACGTTAATATCTTCGAGGTCATCGATATGGTCGTCGATGGTGCGCTCGGCGTACTCTGTATTAAGCCCCATAGTGTTTGCCTAATGCTGTGAATGAGCCATCCTTGTTTATTGGCACCAGGGTTGGTGTCAGGGTCTTACCTATGGCTTCTAGTATAGCAATACCCATCTGCCAATTAGCGCTTCCATAGCGTAAATAAGAGGCTTTTTTGCGATCCATAAGATTACCTACCTCAACCCCATATAAGGCCCTGTAATGGCTTCCTACGCCCTCTGCATAGGCACTCATACCTAGTCTGTGGGTGTGGCCACACAATACAGATTTACCCCATTTTTTAGCCAGGTTAAGAGCTGTAATACCAGCGTGCTGAGAC